AAGCTTTGTATTATGGATGCTTTTGAAATACTAAAAAGAATAGAAGAGGAAAGAACCTTGCTTGAAGGAGGAACCGTAGAAAATAAATCTAACAAACCTAAAGGATTTGCAGAGTCAAGATCTAAATAACTTATACATTGTATTGAAAGATGTAGTATCTAAGTCTGTCATTACTAACAAGAACAGGGCTAAGAGTTGGAGATATGGCTACGATCCTAAGTATGATTTTGTAGTAATATCTAAGACTGGAGAGATAGGGGATATAATAAGCGTAAATGGTTTAAAGATTGCTTTGCCCAAAGTACCTAAAAATGTATATTCAAGATCTAAATCTAAGTCTGAACAATATTGGCAACCCTTTGCATACGACAAATCGTTGAGTAGAATAAAGTCTATATTCCAATGGCACGATGCTCCAGACCAGTTTAAGTCAAAGTGGGTAGACTATATAGAAGAAGAGTTTGACAGAAGAGAAGAAGGTTTCTGGTTTATGAATAATGGAAAGCCTACATACATTACTGGGACTCACTATATGTATTTACAATGGACTAAGATTGATGTTGGTCTACCAGACTTTCGTGAAGCTAACCGAATATTTTATATATTCTGGGAGGCCTGCAAGGCGGACAAGAGAAGCTTTGGAATGTGCTATTTAAAGATAAGACGTTCTGGGTTTTCTTTTATGAGCTCATCAGAAGGTGTTAATCAAGCAACTATAAGTAAAGATTCTCGTATTGGTATACTATCTAAAACTGGTTCAGATGCTAAGAAAATGTTTACAGACAAGGTAGTTCCTATATCTAATAACTATCCATTCTTTTTTAAACCCATACAAGATGGTATGGATAAACCAAAGACTGAATTAGCATATCGTGTTCCTGCTTCTAAGATTACAAAGAAGAATATGTATGAGATAGAGGAGTCAGAACTTGAAGGACTTGATACCACTATTGACTGGAAGAACACAGGAGACAACAGCTATGATGGTGAGAAGCTTAGACTGTTGTTGCACGATGAGAGTGGAAAGTGGGAAAAGCCTGACAACATACTTAACAATTGGCGAGTTACAAAAACCTGTTTAAGACTTGGTAGCAAAATTATAGGTAAGTGTATGATGGGCTCTACATCAAATGCTTTAGACAAAGGTGGTAGTAACTTTAAATCTTTATACGAAGATTCATATCCAACTAAACGAAACTCCAATGGTCAAACCAAAAGTGGTATGTATTGCTTGTTTATACCAATGGAATGGAACATGGAAGGGTTTATAGATAAGTATGGTATGCCTGTTTTCAGGTCACCTAAAGAACCTGTGTTAGGCATTGATGATGAATATATTAGTGTGGGTGCAATAGATTATTGGGAGAACGAGGTAGAGTCTTTAACTCAAGACCCTGATGCTCTAAATGAATTTTACAGACAGTTCCCAAGGTCTGAGTCACACGCCTTTCGAGATGAGAGTAAACAATCTTTATTTAATCTAACTAAGATATATCAACAGATAGATTATAACGATTCTATAAATCTTAAACACCATTTAACACGTGGGTCTTTTCATTGGCAGAACGGTATAAAAGACAGCAAGGTTGTTTGGAGCCCTAATAGAAACGGAAGATTTTTAGTTAGCTGGATTCCAGCAAAACATTTACAGAACAGAGTCGAGGTAAGAAGAGGTGTTAAACACCCAGCAAACGAACACTTAGGTTCTTTCGGATGTGACTCCTATGACATATCAGGAGTTGTTGTTGGTAAAGGTTCTAATGGTGCTCTTCATGGTATGACAAAGTTTAATATGGAAGAAGCTCCAAGTAATGAGTTTTTTTTAGAGTATATCGCCAGACCACAAACAGCAGAAATATTTTTTGAGGAAGTTTTAATGGCTTGTGTGTTTTATGGAATGCCTATACTTTGCGAGAATAACAAACCCAGATTACTGTATCATTTTAAGAACAGAGGGTACAGAGGTTTCAGTTTAAATAGACCTGACAAAACATTTAATAAGTTGTCAAAAACTGAAAGAGAGTTAGGTGGTATACCCAATACTTCTGAAGATGTAAAGCAGTCTCACGCATCAGCGATTGAGTCCTACATTGAGAAGCATGTGGGCATGGATTTAAGTGGTGAATATAGAGACCCAGACGAAATGGGTTCTATGTATTTTATGAAAACATTAGAGGACTGGGCTAAGTTTGATATTACTAATCGAACTAAGTTTGATGCTTCTATTAGTTCTGGATTAGCTATAATGGCTAATCAAAAGCACTTATACACACCTTCTAAACAAAAATCGAAAATAAGTATTAACTTTGCAAGATACGATAACAAGTCTTCAATAAGTCAAATAATTAATAGATGAAGTCAGTAAAAATAGACATTCAGGCTGCCGCATTTCCTGACCAGTTTGTTTCAGATTCAAAGAAGAAAACAAAAGAATATGGTCTCCAAATAGGACAAGCGATTCAGTACGAATGGTTCAGAAGAGATGGAAACACCTGTAGGTTTTATAGCCAGTGGGCTGAGTTTCATAGATTAAGACTGTATGCAAGAGGAGAGCAGTCAATAGCAAAGTATAAAAACGAATTAGCTATTGATGGAGATTTATCGTATCTAAATTTAGATTGGACACCAGTTCCAATTATACCAAAGTTTGTTGACATTGTGGTTAACGGAATGTCAGATAGACTTTTTAAAATCAACTGTTTTGCTCAAGACGCTATGTCTGCTGAAAAGAGAAGTGAGTTTCAGAAGATGGTTGAAAAGAATATGGTTAACAAAGATTTGTTTAATCAGATAGAACAAGAGTTCGGTGTTAATCCTTTCACCATAGCTAAAGATAATATTCCTGAGAATGATATGGAGCTTGAATTGTTTATGCAAATGAACTACAAGCCAGCTATTGAGATAGCCTCAGAACAAGCCATTAACACTATGCTTGAAGAGAATCATTACTCTCAGGTTAGAAAACAATGCGACTATGATATAACAACTTTAGGTATTGGTATATGTAAGCACATGTTTCAAAAAGGCGATGGTATTCGTGTAGAGTATGTTGATCCAGCTAATGTTGTGTACAGTTATACAGAAGATCCATACTTTAAAGATTGTTTCTATTGGGGAGAAATCAAAACAGTTCCAATATCAGAGCTTGTAAAAATTAACCCTGACTTGACTAACGAAGATATGGAAGAAATATCTAAGTATAGTCAGTCTTGGTATGACTACTATAATGTTGCGGCTATGTACGAAAACAGTATGTTTGCCAGAGACACTTGTACCTTAATGTATTTTAACTACAAAACTACTAACAAGTTTGTTTACAAGAAGAAAGAAATATCTGAAGGTTCTTACAGAGTAGTTGAAAAAGATGACCAGTTCAATCCTACTGAAGAAATGATGGAGGAGAGAAACTTTGAAAAGGTAGAAAAAACCATAGACGTTTGGTATGAAGGTGTTATGGTTATGGGTACCAACATAATATTAAAGTGGGATATGATGGAGAATATGGTAAGACCAAATTCTGCTAATCAGTTCGCTATGTCTAATTATGTAGCTGTAGCGCCCAGAATGTACAAAGGTGTGGTTGAGTCTTTGGTTAGAAGAATGATACCATTTGCTGACTTAATACAAATGACGCATCTTAAGTTACAGCAAGTTGTTTCACGTGTTGTTCCTGATGGTGTCTTTATAGATGCTGACGGATTAAACGAAGTAGACTTAGGAACAGGCAACGCTTATGACCCTTCCGATGCACTAAGACTTTATTTTCAAACTGGTAGTGTTGTAGGAAGAAGCTACACTCAAGATGGTGAGTTTAATAACGCCAGAGTTCCTATTCAGCAATTAACATCTAACAGTGGAGCGTCTAAAATGCAGATGCTTATTGGAAACTATAACCACTATTTAGATATGATAAGGTCTGTCACAGGACTAAATGAAGCACGTGATGGGTCAACACCAGACCCTAATTCTTTAGTTGGTGTTCAGAAGTTAGCTGCACTAAATTCTAACACAGCAACACGACATATACTACAAGGAAGTTTATTCCTTACAAAAACTTTAGCTGAGGCTTTAGCTATTAGAACAGCGGATGTATTAGAGTACTCTGACTTCAAGGATGAGTTTGCTATGCAAATCGGCAAGTACAACTTGAGCATATTAGAAGATATAAAGAATTTATACCTTTATGACTTTGGTATATTTATTGAGGTTGCTCCAGATGAAGAAGAGAAAGCTCAGCTTGAGGCTAATATACAAATGGCTTTATCTCAAGGTGGTATAGACTTAGAGGACGCTATTGACATCAGAGAGCTTAAGAATCTTAAGATGGCCAACCAACTACTAAAGCTTAAGCGTAAACAAAGACAAGAGCAGGAGCAACAGCAAAAAGCTACTGAGATGCAGATGCAACAACAAAACAATATGCAGTCTCAACAAATGGCAGCGCAAACAGCAATGCAAAAGATACAGGCGGAAGCTCAAGCTAAGATGCAGATTAAGCAGGCTGAGATTTCTTTTGAAATAGAAAAACAAAAAAACGAGGCCATGTTGAAG